AGGGTACCCGCATTGATTTACTCGCAACTCAAAAGCTTTCTGCTCTGCTGACTGGATGCCTGTCTCTGTCTTTAACTCAACAAACAAAACAACCCCGAAATGTATAACAATCAAATCACTTGCGCCAGATAGTAGCCCTGTCGACTTCATTAGCATTGCTGTGCGCTTATCTCTGAGCCCTCCGTTGGGTATGCTAAAGATTAAACAATTAACATATAAACGTTGGTAGTGATTGCGGTAGTACATTATTATTTCTTGTTGTATTCTATCTTCTGTCATATTATTTAGTACTTTTAAGGTGTAACAGGTGCCCAAATCTACGTGTAACGCCCTCTAGGCTTGGGATAGCGCCGATTTTTGGGCAATTTTGTAACAGGTAAAAAAATTCACGTGTAACGCACGCCCAGCTTGGGATAGAGGTCGTTTGTAACAGGTGTAACACTAAAAACCCATAAACTTTCCCAGAGTATAATTTACAATTGCTCATAAAACGAAAATAAAAAAACCCTAGACCTTAAATGTTGCGTTTTACCTGTTACACCTGTTACACCTGTTACAGCGCCTTGTAACTTATTGATTTTGTGGGCGTTGGAGTGTAACAGGTAAATCTCGCCACCTGTTACAAATTGTCTATTTTTGCTCATTTTACCCATTATTTTGCCTTTTTGCCACTTTGTAGGCTCTCATTGTGCGACCATTTACGCGCAAAAGTTTTTGCTCAAAGCCAAAATTTTTAAGTTCAAGGCCGAGTTTTTTCGTGTCAAAAATTCGCTGGTTGCTACAATTCTCGAGATAAATCTTTATTTCTGTGTTACTTAAATATGCCGAATAATCGCTATTTTGTGGTATATATAAAAATTGGTTAATTAATTCGGCCTCAAAATTAATCGCATTAAAATCACTACTATTTTCTGCAAGTTGTATAATATCCTCGCTGCTCAGGTGCCAATTGAACCCGCTTTGATACAGGTCGTAGAAGGCCATAAATAGGGCCGTTTTATCAATTGCATTGTAGGCGGTGTGATTGATCCCTAGCACATTGATAGGCAAAATTCGGCGGTTGCCTGTTGGGTCTGAGATTAAACCGAGGTCGTTCGTTGTACCTGCCAATACCGCCAAACGCTTTAAATCTCTGTGCGTGCGGCCATATGGTAGGCGGATGCTAAAGGACGCCTTGCTCGTTAACTCTTTAAATCGCTTCGCCTCCAGTTTGCTCTTACCCCCGAACTCATCGTCCATTATTATCAATTTTTTGGTCAGTAGTATATCGTCATCCTTTCCACCGTCCAGCTTTGACTCGGCGTAGTAATTTGCCAGCGGTTTGGGTAGCAATCGCCTAAAAAACTCAGTTTTACCCGTATTTTGGCGCTCGCCTGCTAGCACTAGGACTAATGGGGAGGTATGGCCGTAAACGCTTGCAACCATACCGCAACCCCAGTGAATTAAATATTTCTCTACGTTTGGGGTGCTTGTTTCAATACTTGCCGCTAGCTCACGAATCAACTCTGGGCCTCTTTGCACTGACTGATTTGCGTTAATAAATTCCTCAAAAGGATTGTAATACCGCGTTAATTCCGAGTAAATCACCCTACAAAAAAACTCAAAGCTTATCTTATTGTCTGTTACTTCGCTAAAGCGCAGATACATAGTATTTAGGGCCATATCGTCCAAAATTTTGGGTCTGCCGTTCAATAATACAGTGCAATCCTCAATATCTGCAGTTATTGTATTGTAGCGCAGTTGGTGATTGTTAGATAGGTATAGTTGGCAAAGGCTTACAGGCGTCTGGCCACTAAGTTGCAGGTTTACATTGGCAGAGTATACCGCCGCCGCCGTTTCTGTTGCTTTGTCAACGTCCAAGCCAGTTAAGCGGGCAATCTCTACAACCGACTCCTGCCCCCTGCCCTGCTTTTTTGCCATTTTTGCAATATTCTCCAACTTTATTGCCTGTTGGCTTTTCAGCTCAACGCCTGCCTGCTTGGCTAAGTAGTAAAACGTGGCAATTCCCACCTTGCTCTGGCCTGTATCTCGTAGGCAGTAGTTATATTGCCTGTCGGCTTTATTATGGTCGTATTTGTTATTTTGTGCGCTTACAGCGTGGAAATACTCGCGGCCTCTCTCTCCGAACTCAGAAGCTAGTGCAAATCCTATTGATAGGTAGTTGCTATACGCGCCCTCTGTCAAATCATACCCGCCGCGACAAATCCTGTCTATTAATTCCTCGAACTCGTTACCAGTGAGCACAGTATTAACGACTTTGGGCTTTGCGGCTTTTTTGGGGTACTCCTTAAAAGTTTTGCTTTCGGGATTGTGGTAGAGCAGCGGATCATAAGACAAAAAGCGCAGGCGGCTCACATTTTTACAACTCGCGTCAATTAGTTGGGTGTAGTTTTTAAAATAGTACGATTTTAACCCCTCAAAAGCTGCAAGGTGTTGCTCTGGCTCAATCTTAACCAATGCGGCCAAGCCGTTGCCCGATACGGATAGCAGGGCGGCGTAGGTGTACGGATCGCGCTCTAGCTCGCGCTTTAATTGCGCCACATCCTCGACAGCGTCAAAATCAATACAAATCAGCCCTGAGTGTTGGATGAGGTTTGCATTGGATACGTTCGCTTTAAACGTCCCGCTTATGGTTACAGCAGGAATCTTTATTTTTTCCGCCGCCTGCTCATCTTTGGAAAGCGAGCGGGTATTTCTGTAGGCCTCAATTTGTGGTAAGTACTGGCCTGATCGGACTAAAGCAAAGTAATCGGCAATCGTGATAGTGTGGTGCTTGTCACTCTGCCGTATGTTTGGCAGAAAGGTTATTTGCATATCGTAATTTTAAGCAGGTGCTCAGTGAGCGTGCAAAGTAGTTGCCCGTTAAGTTTAGCGTCGCGAATGTACTCGCCCTGATCATCGTGCAGGTGTATTGCTTTTATCAGTATACCCTGCTCAGTTACTTCAACGTGAGCGATGCGGGCGTGTGTTGGTTTACTCATTTGATCCCTCCTTTAACGCATAAGTTACCTCAATACCGAAAGCGTTGCGCCCCAGCGTTGTATCTTTAAAAGCTTTTTTCATAGTTTTAACCCATTCCGCCTGAGGTATTGAAATGCCAGCAATAAACTCCTGTATTTCGGTTGTATTATAACTGCGGTCGGTGTGTTCTATTTCGATTGTGATTATAAAGGTTTTCATTTCATACTTTGTTTATTGTTGCTCATTGTTTTCATAATTTTATCATATAATTTTTAACTGGTTGCCCCTCTGCAAATTCTCTCATCCGTCTGTTTGTGTAGCCTTCGGTATAGCCTTTGCCCCTCCAAAACTTTTGTAGCTCGCGATAGTTAGCAAAGTACAGCACCCGCTCAATGAATGCCTGTTTATACCCCTTGCGGCTTTTCAATTCCCACAGATCTGCGGGGCTTTTTGCAATGTCGTACAGATATCGGCCGTTAAGCTTATCGTATGCCATCTCCTGCAGCACGCCCTCAGTTGCCTGCTTGGATTCTGTTTGGAATATCTCACCGCAAAACTCGCAAAAGCGGGCGGAGGCATACAATACAGCACTACAACAGGGGCAATCTTTAACAGGTGCCACGCCCGTACCCTTTTTCTCTACACCCTCAAAGGCTTTGCTCCAGTCCCTCGGCTCCTGCCAAAATCCCAAGCGGTGCACATTCTCGCCAAAGTCCAATATCGTGAACTCTTGCTTACCTTGCGCAGGCCTAGATCCTCGCCCCACCATTTGAAGCCACAGCGCAACGGATTGCGTAGCACGGTTAACAACTACCACCTCAATATCTGGGCAGTCGAAGCCAGTGGTAGCAATTCCGCAATTAACTAAAATCCCGTCTTTGCTTGCGATAAAGTCGGCCATAATCTTTGCCCTGAGTTCTGTGGGTTGTTCGCTGTGCACTTGGTAAACTCTCTCCAGCCCTAGCTTTAGCATAAACTGCAACCACGTAGCTTTTGTGGCTTCTATGTTTACGCAGAAAACTATCGCCTTTTTATCGGCCCACTTTCTGCAAAATTCGTGCACAACTCCATCGTATACTTGCGGGCGGTTAAAGGCATCGTTTAAACTTTGCGCTGTAAATTCACCCATTCTGCTAGCTAGTTTTGAGGTGTCCACTGGGTGCATTGCGTAGGTCTTAGGCGTGCACAGATATCCCTCTTCGATTAAATCGGAAATACTAACGCTATCAATTAGCTTGCCATAGCGCTGGGCCATCGGTGGCTTACTTACAGGCGTAGCAGTTGCGCCAATTACGAAACCACCAAAGCCCTGCAATATTTTGCTAAAATTGCCAATGTGGGCCTCATCAATAACCAGTAAATCATAATCGGCCAAATTCACAACCCCGCGCTTAATTTGGTTATTCAATGTTTCAACCATTAAAATATCGCAGCGGTTAAGTTTACCCGCTTGGCTTAGCAACTCGCGCCTGTGCGTTATAATTGCCACCTTGTTGCCTTTCTCCAACACCCTGCGCACGATCTCCGAAAAAACTACTGTCTTGCCTGCTCCAGTGGGCAAACACAAAACTACCCGCTTAGTATCTTTAAAAGCTGCGCGGATTTGGTCGACCGCGTGTAATTGGTAAGTCCTTAGTTGCATATTCCGAGCAGCTCCTTTACTGTGTTGTAAACCTTTTTAAATTCGCGGTTATATTCTAAATAATCCCTGCAGACGTTAAAGCTATTTATTGCCGTCGAGTGATCACGGCCCAACCTTCGCCCAATCTCTGAGTATCTTAGCCCATAGTGTGCGCGCAAAATGTACACCAGCATATGGCGAGCGTCTTTAATATCTCCCTCTCTGGATGTGCTAAGTATTTGCGCAGGTGTTACGTCGCAAGTTAGGCAGACGCTTTGCATAACCTTAGCGAAATCGTCCATCTTAGAGGTAAATCTAATTTGTGGATTTAGCAGCTCATTCTTTAGCCTTGCTATTGTTTTTTCGTATTTTGCAGACATTGTAAAAAATCTAAGTTCTAGCTCCTTATATTCCCTTTTGGCTCTCGCGTATTTGCTTAAATAATCTAAACTCATTGTTATTTGTTTTTTCTCCTGTTCTAATCCCATTCTCAATATCCGAGTATCTCATTAACTCTACCCACTCCAAAAACTCCAGCCACTCAATAAACTGCTGTCGATATTTTGGGTTCTCAATACTCTGCGCCCACGGGTATACCATAGCGCAGAGCGTTTGAGTTTCTTTTACTTCATCCATAAATTTAGCAGTGTTTTGCCCTTTTGTTCGTTTTTGATAAATTGATTATACAAGTATCGGCCAGTCGAGGCGCTGCAATCCATACGCTCGGCTACCTCTTCCCAAGTCAGCCCAAAATCTTCGCGCAGGATGGCAACAGCGTAGGCTTTGGACGGCGTTTTACTGTACATTGCGCGCCTCCTTTTTTTTGGCTCTGCTTTTCTGCTTATTTATTCTGTTGCGCTCTCTAAGCTTAGCGGCTTTCTCAGCATACATAAATAACTGATCCAAAGAGGCGCGAAGGTCTCGCTCTGCAATTAGCCCCCGCTGCTCCCAAGTATTTGCTTTATCCTTTTCTGACCTAACCACTGCCTCCAAATCCAGTAAGCGCGTCGATTGCTTGGCACATTGTACCATTTTTTTATTGAGTTCCCTCGCCAATCCTCGCACCTGAGCGCGTGAGGCGTTAAGTAGCAGCCCGAGCGTAACAGCTACGAGCGTCGCAATTGTGCTGAATAATATCATTTTTGTAGTTTAGTTATAAGCGTGTAGGCGTAAAAAACAAATGCCGTAATAATGAAACAAAAACGCGCATCCGTTGGCCACGTTGCTGGGTTCCATTGCCACGATACAAATACAAAGGCTGCGTAAGGGATGCCTAAAACAATAAGCAGCAGCTTAATTAATTCGCGCGTGCTCATTTATCGCCCCTCCCTTTATACATTCTGCGTTGGTAAAGCATTTGAGTAAACTCGTTAAATTCTGGAATGTACTGATCCCGCTCGAATTGGTAAGGAGTTGCCTCTGGCGTTTCTTTTTGTTTGCGCTTTAACGATTTGCGCACTACGTGGCTGCCGTACATTACCGCAATGGTAACAGGCGTTGCAATGATTAAATAAATAATATCTATACTCATAGTGTGGTGTTTGTGGATGCAAATATAAACGTGTTTTCCACAAAACAAAACAAATTTGAAAAAAAAAATGCCCCAAGCCGAAACCTGAGGCAGTTAGCACCACACTAACGGGGCAAATATAGTTATAACTCCGCCAGTTTCTCCTGCAATTTACGCAGCGTTTCGAGTGTCTTAGGTTCCTTTCTCGCCCAGTTGCTCAATACGCACCTATTTACGCCTGCCATTGCGCAGAGCTTTGTCAAGTTTACGCCCTTTTGAATTGCCTGTATTTTTAACTCGGTTACAATATTTTTATCCATTTGGTGCAAATTTATAACATTTTGTTTATTTTTGCAACCTTATGACGTACCACACCGACACAACTCGCATATCAAAAAGCGGGCTAGACCTAATTAACCGCGCTCCTGCACTTTATTACGAGCGCTATCTAAACCCAACAGCCGAACCGCAAAAAGAAACGCCTGCCCTGATCATTGGCTCGGCAGTTCACTGCGCAGTTTTGGAGCCGTCCGAATTTGGCAAACGTTATGCTATTGCCCCACGATTTGACAAACGAACTAAAGAGGGAAAGGCAAATTTTGAGGCGTTTGTTGCAGATGCAGGTGAGCGCATTGTAATTGACGCCGAAACCGCTACAGTATGCGAGCGCATAATGGGCTCAGTCCACAAGCATAAGCCAGCCGCCTATCTTTTAAAGCAAGGCGTTGCTGAGCAGCCAATTTTTTGGACTGATAGACAAATAGAGGTAGATTGTAAGGCAAAGCCCGACTTTATCACTGACGGGGGTATAATTGTAGACCTTAAAACAACAGACGACGCTAGCCCCACAGGTTTTGCTCGCAGCGTAAAAAAATACCGTTACGACGTACAGGCTGCATTTTACAGCGATGGCTACGAGGAAAGCACAGGATCACCTTGCAGCGGCTTTATGTTTATCGCAGTAGAAAAAACAGCCCCGTATCTTTGCGCTGTTTACTTTATCGGCGCGGACGATTTAGCCAACGCTCGCCAGCGTTACAGAGAAAATTTACTTACCTACAAGCAAAGCAAACAGACAGGGCTTTGGTATGGTTACAGCGAAATAATTACAAAAATCAACTTATAAGATGACAGAAATAACAAAAATCACCGAAACCCCTGCGCCGCTTTCTAACTTTGAAACAGCGCAACGCCAAGCAAAAGCCCTGAGCGCCTCGGATCTAGTACCTGCTCAATACAAGGGCAACGTCGCCAATACTTTGGTAGCCTTGGAAATTGCAAACCGAATCGGAGCCTCGCCTCTTATGGTTATGCAAAATTTGCACATAATCCACGGACGGCCGAGCTGGTCTAGTACCTTTGTAATTGCAGCAATCAACGGAAGCGGAAAGTTTACCGCTCTGCGCTTTGTTGGCGATTTGGCCAAAGGTATTAAAGCGGTTGCAACAGAAAAAGCCACAGGCGAGACAATAGAAGGCCCTACCGTTACTATGGAGATGGCAAACGCTGAGGGATGGGTGAGCAAGGCAGGCAGTAAATGGAAAACAATGCCCGAGCTAATGATGCGCTATCGTGCCGCCGCTTTCTTTGGACGCCTCTACGCCCCCGAGATTACTATGGGTATGCACAGCGTCGAGGAGGTTGTAGATATTACAACACACCAGAGCGAAGTGGTGCAGGATATCAACGCGAAAATTTTAACCGAGGGCTTGGACTAAATCCTTGCTTTCTAGCAAAGTGTAAGTGAAGCGGTTGCCGTGAAGGGCGGCCGCTTTTTTTGCGAGTAGCATAAACTCGTTAAAATCTGCAACGCGCTTGAATACTTGACAGCCGTGGCTCCAGTCATCAACTCTCACCGAATCAACGCCAGCCTTGTGGATATTAATACCAAAGACGCCTGTCTCTGTCTTATCTTGTTGGTAGATCCCGTCTTTTGTAAAATCGCGGTACACTGTTACAGGTGCAACTTGGCGCAGCGCTTCGTACTTTCCCTGATGCAAGCCAATAGCGTGGCTGCCTCTGTATTGATTTGGCACTAGGCGAGCAGTTCCGCCGCCATTATCGCAAGTCGCTGCCCATTCTTTTACCACCCAACTCTCGCCTTGCTTGTAAGCAACTACTAGCTTATCGTCGAAGGCATTGGTTACTTTGTTGCCTGTGCTAGAGTTCCTGATCCCAATAATATTAAGATTGTACTCCCCAGCCTCAAAAAAGGCGTATTTTTTGGCGGCCATTGTAGCGCGCAATACTTGTATATTCATAGTAGTAAAGATAATAAAAAGAGCGCAGCAAGTGCGTAAGTTGCAGATCTCAGGCGCTTATACTTATCATCGCGTTTCTGTAGCTCATCCAATAGTTTAGCCTGTATCTTATCCTGCTGTTGAATTACCTCAGTATCGACTTTCCTGTATTCCCTGCACAGCGCTAACTGCTCCCGAGCCTCTGCGCCCTTTAGCAGGTAGTAATTATTTGCCGCTGCTGTCGAGCTGTCGGTGCATTGCGATAAGGCGAAGCGTGGCGCCACAGCTAGTATCGCCAGCAATAGATAGATAAAGCGTGTCATATTTTGTGATTAATTGGGTGTCGATGTCGTGCAATGTTTTGTACTTCAGGCGGATTTGATAAAGCGTGTCGAGGTCTTTGTCTACAACGCGCACAGCAGGCCCGTGCACGACTTTCTCGGCTTTGGGTACTGCATACTCCACGTATAATATACCACCCACAAAGAGCAGCACAAAGAGCAAAACGGAAAGGCTACTCTTGCTCACCTTTTTTGCCGCTGAATTTGTCTATAGAAGTAAAGCCGAGCGTTAAAATTGTAACCCACTCAACAGCCGCCACCAATTCCGCACTGGGTGCAATCTCCTGCGGGCTCAGTGAGTTGTGGGCCATCGTTCCAAATAGCACAAAAGCGCCAATAATACCCACAAAGCGCTTGCTACTAAACTCGCCCTTATCTCCCTTAAATATTTCTAATAGTTTTTTCATCTGCCCTGTCCCCTGTATTTTTTTACTGGTTTGTTATTTTTGCTGTGCACGCCCTTGTTTTTTCTTTTGGGCTTGGGTTGCCAACTTGCCGACGCTGTGCTTTTCGCCTTTGCCATTTTACAAGCCGTTAAGTTTTAACATATTGTTTATACTCAGCGTGTCAACTATTGGCTCGCCTTTGGCTGGCATTGTAGTGTCGACTCCGCTGTAAACCATTCGCGCAGCGTAAACCTCGGCCTTAGCCTCAGCAGTTACAACTGCCTGCTTAAGTTCGGCCTTTTCTGCAACCTTGCTCTCTACCAATTTCGCACTGGTAGCTTTAGCCGTTGAAATCACCGCGCTGGCCTGCTTAAGGTTTGCCTCAATCTTTGCAAGCATCGCCTCTATTTTGTCAATTTCTGGGGTTGTAGTTGCGCCTACTGGGAAGGCAATTTCTACCGCCAAAATAAAGAATAAGAAAAATATAACTAGGTATCTCATAGCTTTTTTACTGTGTTAATTATGCGTAGCTCTGTAGAAGTAGAAGCGAGGGCGCTGTCCAAAGTGCGCACCGTGTTGGTCAGTTTCTCGACCTTTGCCTCCAGTTTCTCAATTCTAGCCATTGCTGCGGCTTTGTCTGCCGACTGGCTGCTCTTTGCATCGTAGTACATATACGAAATCCCAACAAGTGCCAAAAAAGCAACACCTGCGACTGGGTTTTTTCTAAACTGATCAAACGAAATAGGCAGGGGGTTAGTTGCCGCGCCTGCTGCTTTTTTTACTGTCATTTGCGTAACCTTTTAATATAGTAAGCAATTGCAAACAAGCCCGAAACAATACCAACAAAGGCCAAACAAAGCGCGAAAACAGGCTGCCAAGTAACTGCGAATTGAATAACCGCAGCCGAGCCGCTAACTGTTGCGCCCAAGTGTGCAAGCGTGTCATTATTAAAGTGCTTCATTTGTTATAACTGGCTCAGGTAGTTTACAATAATCCGACTCTGGAAACTTGGCACAGTAGCCTTTTAAATATAGGCTGTCATCCCCACTAAAAGTATGAATCCCCATTGGGTCTGGCCATACCTCAAACGGAGTAAACTCTGCGGGTGGTTCGGTGTAAAACAAAATGTCAACTGCCCACTTTTCAGAAAGGACTGCGGGGGTTACAACCTCAAACGCTTTGCCATAAACGGCGGGGGTAATTGGTAAAAATCCCAACTCAACAACCGCACAATCAACCCAACTTTGGACTTTCGCCCCGTCGGGTGTGGTTATGGTTGTTTCTATTAACTTGCGAAGGGTTGCCCATTGTGTAGGGGTGAACTCGAATTTCAAAAAGGTTTTCATAATGTTGTGAGTGAGGCAAGTTCAGAATTTGTGAGGCGGGTTTTGAATAGTAATTGCTGATTGATAGTACCATTAAAACCAAGCGTGTCATTTGCTCTTAAAAACTTAAATGCGCTTGTCGCTGGAACTACAACTGATGAATCGGTAAACTGCTGGACTCCATTAATGTATGCTACTGCATCATTATTCGCATAGGCAAATGCAACTTTGTACCTACCCGATGCAAGCGTGGCGCTATCAAAGAAAACAGAATCACTACCGCCAGATATTATAAAAAACCTCAATCGATTGTCAGCGGTATTTCCAAAAGAGATAGAAATATCGTTGTTGATTGTTCCATCTGAAATAGAATTTACGAAAAACACTCCGCTTTTTTGCTCCCAATTAAAATCGACAAACAAAGTCCCCTCCGTCTGCCCAATCAAACTACTAATGCCCGTCTTATAACAAGCATCCGCCACCCTTGTTGCACTTGCTGAGGTTGTTGGGATGTAGGATGTGGGGTATGATGACGCTTCTAATTGTGCGCCCCAAGCATAAAAATAACCCGTTGAACTTGTTGACGCTGCTCTTGTTGCAGTCGCTGAATCAATAGCAAAAATATCAATGGCCGCACCAAAAGCAGTTGTAAATGACATAGTGCAACGATACCAACCATTCCCATAATTTTCTATTTTTGGGGTGCAATTTGCAGAAGAGCCTAAAACTCCATTTTGTAAATCAAAATTGGCGAAAGGGTCACTATCTGAACCTATTAAAATTTGGGCATATCTATGCGTTCCATATTTCATAAACCAACTCAAAGAGTAAGTGCCATTTAAACTAATTATTTGAAACAATGCCTTTGTTGCCGTTCCGCTATTTAAAATAATTTTATCCGCATTTTGCGTTCCGTCGGGTGAAATAATATCATTTGCAGTTATTGTTATGTTGGATGTATTCCAAACCGCATTATCAAACTGCTCCGAATAAGTTACCAAATTCGTCGACTGCTTCTCCAACAACAAACTCGGACACCCGCCCCCGCCATTTTGGTAGGTTAGGCGTGGTACATTTAATCTGTCGGTAGTGGGGAAATAGGGTTTGGCGGTTGAGCCGATGTTTAGTTGTGCGCCCCAAAAATATGCAAAATCGTTTGTTGAAACGCTTGTAGCCATCCCGAAGCCTATTGTAACAATTGACCCCCCAAGATTTGACAAACATCCTGAAATTCTATACCACGCATTACCAACACTTTCAATTGTAACATTTGTAAAATTGGTTTGTGATATTATTGTTTGCGTACTTAAATTAATGTTTGTTGAACAAGCGGTGCCACCAACTCCGTACGCTTCTAAATATACCTTATCTTGATTACCCGCTTTGGCATAAACTGACCAATTGTAAACTCCACTAATATAGTCGGTGCTACTTATATACACTACCGCAGCACTATTTGCAGTTGCAATTACCTTTTCAGCAGTCGTCGTTCCATTTGGTGCAATTGTATTGTTTGCTGTAATTGTACATTGATATTTAGCCCAATAAGCATTGTCAAAAGTTTCCGATTGTTGAACTATATTCCACGGCGTAACCTCCACCAACCCCGCACTATTTATTCGGGTTCCGTTGGATGCACGGGTGAAACTTAAATCTCCCGCACCATCGGTGGGTATTTGAGAATAAACAACATCCTCTTTGTATCCAGAGGGCACCATTACCAAACTAGCCTGATTTAATAAATCGCTCATTTTTATAAGTTGTTAAGTTTTCGAAGTAAGCAGCCGATGCCTTCGTAATAGCCACCGTCCGCAGTTACACGCGCTTTATACAACTTAACCAGAGCCCAGCCCTGACCTTTGTAAGCTGTTCCTCGCGTGCCAATTCCGAGGTTTTGAGTTACTAGCATTTTTTAATAACCGATTACGGAGCCGCTGCTAATTACAAAGCCAGTAATTTTATTGCCCTTGCCTGCTGGTAAGTACGCCCCCTGCTGAAAAGTTACTCCGCTCATTCCGCGTGCGCTCAGCACATTGGTGGAGGTGCCATTCTCTTGGGTAACTGTAAAGGAAGTAAAAACGGTGTCCTCTTGAGGAACTACCGCGTCGTAACTTACACTGGTAACGGTTGCAGCCGCGTGGTATTTAAACCCCTGCGAGCCTGCGATAATGTCTGCGCTTGCTTGTGCCATACCTCAAAAATAGCAACGCAATTGCGTAACATTTGCAACTAATTTACACGGTTGCAATAATGTACCATACAGCCCCGTCGCAGATAATTGTTTTGCTGCCGTAGTGGTTGCCTATTGTTGTGCTGCCTGCTCCGCTTATATTATAACCGTTGCCGCTAATTGTTACAACGTTGCCGTTATTTACTTTAATAAAGTAGTACTTTTTGCCTTTGCTATCTGGCGCAGGTGGTAAATTGATTGTTACGTTGCCATCGGTAGAATCGCAGAGTATTGTTTCGTAACCGTTCGTAATAGTATGCGTTCCTGCTGTGTAGGTAACTGGCGCGTTATGCTCTTGCAGGTGCCAAACCATTTGCTCATCGGCGTAATTGTACTGCACCATTACCTCGTAGCGAGTATTTTGTGTAGGCACTTCAACCGCGCCGCCGTTTGCCTCATTTACTAGGTGATCCAACACCAGAGCAGGCGTGCGCTGTACTGAATCATTTAAGCGGCCGATTTGTTCCTCGTGGTAATTCACGCGATCCTTTAACCCTGTGCCAACTTTAAGCCCTTCGCCGCTAGAGGTTAAACCTGTGTATACTGGAATCAACCCCAACCACTCGCCTGCCCATTGCTCAGAGCGTGCGCTGTATACTGCCCCATTAAACAGCCATTTATAAGTGTCGAAATACAGGGATTTAATCGCTGTCAAAGTTCCAGCATCCACCCAAGTGCCTTGTATAGTTGGGACGAAATCCTTATACAACCCTGCAACACCTTCCCCAAGCATCTCGGTAGGTGATCCGTGGCTTGTCGAATCCCAACCCCCATACCAATCGTCTGCAATTACCCACTGATTGCTGGAGTTGTAGGCCTCAATATTGCCTATCGCGTATTTGCTTGAGCTATAGTAATATTTCGGCTCTAGAATTATCGGCGTAGAGTTTACAGCGTTTGCACTGTCTGGCGTGTAGGTTTCGGTTACGTTAAAAGTGAAATCTGGGTTTTGGTAGGGCGAAGCGTCTCCAAAAGCAACCTGAATACTGCCCCAAAATTCTTTGATTGTAGAATTGTAGCCGCTTGCATTTCCAAAAACATTATAAGTTGTTTTTGTAGCCGCTACCTGTGTAACTTCAACGTTTAAAGTTGTAAATCCTGCAGGCGCTGTGCTTACCTGCTTATCAAACACAAAACTAGTCCACGTTGTGCTCTGTAAATCCGTTTTAATTTTTTCGTATCTTGCGGGCACTACGGTGCCAGTTACCCAGTAAAAATTTGTATTGTCTAGGATTTTTTTGTTACCGCTGGAATCCGTAAGCCAAATTTTAATAGCTACAATACTCTCATCTTCTGGCCCTGTTGGCGAGGTTGTAAAAATAAAGCGCTGAAATTTGATAGCAAACCTAATACGCAGCGGAGCCTCATCTGGATTTGTTCCTGTGGGAATTTGCGTAAACGCTTTGTTTAAAAGCGCGTCGGTTTTGTTTTGATAAGTCCGATAAACTCCCGTCCCTAGCATCCGCTCCGTGTCAACTTGCACGTATTTTGCAGCCGCCTGATAACTCAGCGAAGGCTTCGCGATCCATTGCGGGCGTGCATCGGTTCCAAGTTGTACCGTATGCAAATAGGAGCCAGTCCCAATATATTGCAGAGTATAGGTAAACTGGCGATATGCCACAGTTGTATCTAAATACTCGGCCGCAGAAACTAGCCAATACTGCCCAGATTCCAACAAAAAACGAGCCTGTAAGATATCGCAAAGCTGCGCAAGTGCTGCCTTGCAATCCAGCATATTATTGTCGGCATATTGGAAAGCGTCGACGTCGGTAGCTTTAATATCTTTAAATTGGTCGTAATCGCTCACGAAAGTATTTAGGTCAACCTGTAGCAAGTCGATTCCCTTGCGCACTGCATCCGTTGAGTAAGGAGCCACGGCGTCGCGTAAATAGTCGGTATTTGTAGCGTTTACTACCCAGTAATCTTTGAGAGCTAGCACGTCCAAGCAACGCCTAAATAATTGCGCTACAGTTATTTTGCCATCCGTAAACCACGAGGCTTGCACTTTGTACCCGCTCAAAAGTTCCAAGCCATCCACAGCAGCAAGCGAAATAATCGGCTTGGCTTGTATTGCCTCGCGCAAAAAAGTCATCTGATCCGCGAGCACCCTGCCAACGTGCTGAAGTACGTCATCCTGATAAATTAAGACCGCCCAATATTGCTCAGTATTTGTGGCAATAGCTTTGAACTCACCCAAAATCGTATCGAGTGGAATCACCCAATAGCTTGTACTACGCGAGGGGCGGATAGCATTTTGATAAAAAGTATCGCCTTCACCCTCTCTCTCTATTTCGTAGCCAACGCCTCCAAGCGTCAACTCAATTGAACTATTAAGCCCCTGCAGCTTTTCCAATAGACACCCTGCGCCCTCCTGATATCCCCCTGCGGCTTTCACTCGGGCGGCGTAAAGCCTTGCCTGTATCTCTGGTGTGGTACCTGTTGGCCCGTCCCAAATTTCAACCCTGTGCAGTTTACCTGTAATAGAATAAAAAGAGCCGTAGTATTTGCGTGCCATATTGCGAATTTACCCCCTTTTGCTGTCTTTATTGTAACGCTCCAACACAATCGCCAAATCTCGGCCTGTAATTGTTGTACTTGCTACAAATCCGCTGCTGTCTGAAGTGTTAAGCAACCCCTGCAATTTATCCAGCGGCGCAATAACCTCGGGATTACTACGAGCGTTTGGATATTCCCCCATAAGTCCCAACGTAGGCCCTGAAACAATACCACCGTCAGCAAAGGCCGTAACGTCTGGCCCCTCTTTTAAAGAGTTGCGCACGATGGCTGCCCCTGCAATCAAAGCAATACCTGCAACCGCTGCCCCTGCAGGATTTGTAAGTATTAATTTTTGGAAAGCGTCAGAAGCTACAGCCGTAGCAATCAAAGCCTTACCGAGGGCGTCCATAAAGGCAGCAATTGCCCCTAGCATATTTTTACCGAAATTTTTGCCCGCGTCTTTTTCTCCTGTGGCAAGATCCCCGAGGAACTGGCCAAAAGATACAGCCGCTTGGGTTTGCAAAGTAGCAAAGGCTGCGTTTGCCTGTTGTAGCGCTATCTCTGTTTTGTCTGCCCAAGCCTGCGTGTCAACTGCTGCAGCATATTGCGCCGCCTTTTGCTTTTGGAACGCCTCGCTAGAGCGGTCAGCCATCGCCTCAAACTTCGGAGGCAGGGCGTCTATAGTCGTGGCAACTACCTGCGCATCCTGTGCAATCTCATCGGCGCCAAAAATATCCTCAGAAGTTAGAGGGCCAGCTTGTTTAAATTTCTGCTGCGAGGCGCTAATATCGTCAAGCGCTCGCTGCGTTTCTGTTTTGGCTTCAGTGATCGGATCCAGTGGGATAAATTGATTATCTCCGCTGCCCTTTGTTCTGCCTGTTTTGTCAATAGCCGCCTGCAGTTTTGCAATCTGTTTATCTAGGCTCTCAGCGTCTTTTGCGCCTTGCTTTAGTGAGGTGTTGTAATTCTTTTGCGAATCGTTTGCCTCGTTAACTTTTGGCGTAAGTAGTGCAACCTGATCACCCGCGTTTTTGATTGCGTTGGTATACAATTGCGTTGCGGCTGCAGCGTTTTGATTTATGTAAACCTCAGTACCTGCAGCGGCTGCGTTTGCAATCCGTGAGCCTAGCACGGTTTTCATTAACCCATTTTGGGACTTTTGCGCCTCGTTTATATCCTCAATTCTCTTAAGTTCTATCTCGGCAATCTTCGCAGCGGCTTTATCAACTATCGCCTTTTGGATGCTTAAATTTATGCTATCTAGTACGCGATCGTTTAGCGTTTTTAACCCTGCGGCTGTTTTGATATTTAAGTCATCAACAGCAATCCCAGCGTCTTTAAGAGCCATAAGAGCGCCCTGTCTTTTCTCTTCGCTTTGAGTAGTGTCGTTAACGATATCGAGATAGGTTTGCAATTCAATAGCAGAACTACGAGCGTCCTGTGTTGCATCTCTTAACTCCTTGTTTACCTCGCCCTGAATCCTTGCAAACTTTTGCGCCTCAGTTTCAGCCGTTGCAATCGCCACACCAATAGCAGCAATCGCAGCAGCAGCTACTAGATAAGGGTTTGCTTTGATCCATTGCCCTACATCCTTAGCAGCGTTGGCCAAACCGCCGTACTCCTTTGACAAATCGCGCACCTGCATAGCAGCGGCCGAAAAGTTAAGAGCTGCGTTAGTTGCCATCAATGCCTTGCGCAGTTCCTCGTTATCGTCTGCCACGATAGCCATAATTGACGATACAGAACTGAATGAGGTAGCCAATCCGTTAAGGCTTGCACGAGTTGCCCCGTTCACTGTCTTTTGCTCTCTGGATGCCTTATTTGCGTCCGTGGTGGCTTTGGCTAGTTGTTTCTCCAGTTCTATCTCTTTGGCTAGCTCTGCATCCAGTACCTTTTTCTCGTTTACTAAATCCGCAATCCCCAACTTTTGCCCAGCAATGGCAGCCTTTACAGCGTCCATTTCTTTGCGCAGTGCTCTCTGGCCTTTGATATCGGCGGCAGACATTGCGGCGCTTTTATCGCGAAGGCTTTGAAGTTGCTTTTGATATTCTAGCGTGATTTGTTTCTGGTCGTTTATTGCTTGGCTTACCTCTTTAATTGCATCCCGTACCGACATATTACCCAACGCGCTAGCAATTGCCTCGCCTGCCTTTTGGCTTGCGTCTTGCATCCTTTGCGCGCCTTTTTCCACCGTCTGCGCGGCGTTGGCGATATTTTTATTTAAACCCGATACGTCTGCACCGAGCGCAATATTTATACTACTGTGCGCTGCCATTATCTTGTGTAGTTAATTATAAAGTCCATTCCAATAGTTGACACCCCTGCAAATCCTGCGTTATCGTCTGCAAGGTGCACCTCGCCCTCGTATTCAATAACTTGCACGGGCACCCCGTTAAAAGTGGCGGGGGTTGTTACCTCCATAGCATTGCGCACCAAATCACCCACAGCAATCGCTGAGGCGTAGGTGGTGGCCACGATCATAACCTGCACCCTCGTAAAGTCCGAATGGCTTGGCCCGCTCTTTGTCATATTGCCCCGATTGCTTACAACTTGGTAAGCGATAGCAGGCAAGGCGCTAGTTTCTGGAATCCTTAGCGGATTAATTCGAGAGCCTACAACTGCAGTAAGTGCTGAGTTGCTGCTGAGGATATTATAAAGGGCTTTAACGGCTTTCACGCTTGAGGGGGTGGGGTTAGTTTGTTAAAAATGTGCTTATACTTTTCAATTGTTTTCTGCACGCTTTCGGCTTGCTGTTCCCACGGGAAGCGCATTAGCTTTTGCGGCGCGATTGGTTTCTTTAAGTGTGGCGCGATAATAGTGGCGGCAATCCATCG